GTATGCGCTCCAGAGTGAGGCTGTGCGCTGCATATTGTCGCTAGGGTGACCGTAATCAAGTCCTCGGTCTTGGATAGTAGCTCTCGCTTCGTTGAGGTAGTCACGGGCGTTCATCGACCAACCTGCTCGAGCTGACGCTGTGTCTTTCTTAAAGCAATACGCCCTGCAATCTTGCCGTGTTCGTGTCCCTTTGAGTAGCCAAGGAGGAAGCCAGTAAATGCACCGACTAGCCCCATCAGGACAAGTGCTTGATCTGTGTTCATTGTGAGCCCTTCTGTACCCGTACTTCGTGTACGTCAGAAGTATTACAGCAGATGCAGGCGACAGAAGCCAAACTTGTATAACGAAACGGTAACGATTTCATCGACTGTCTCGTCCCCAAAGTCTGGCCTAGCGAACCCTTCCATAGACCTTGCCTTGCACAATAAACGTGCCGTTCTTCTCAATGTGAATGATGTCCACCTGTACGTTGCTTCCCTTGACATACATGATGGCAAAGGCTTGTTGCCAATTAGCCGTTCCCTTGACGTATCCAGCCTGTCTAAAGTCCATAAGATTACCTACCTCAACACCATGTAGAACACGCCCTATACGGCCTCCAGAGGCTTCTGTGAAGGCGCTACGCCCTGCTCTGTGAGTATGTCCTGAGATGACGTTCTTGCCGTGCCTACGGGCTGCTTCAAGGGCTGAGAGACCGCCTAGTTGCTTGATAGGCGTATGGTCGCCATGGACTGCAATCCAGTTAGGAGCAATCGCCATTGGGTTCTTGTGAAAGGTTATGCCTAGTTCGTCAAACTTCATAAACTTCTCAAAGCGCAGTTCTGGCAAGGACAAGAAGCTGGGTATCTTCTTCATGATTATGTTGTAGAGACGATCAGTATGATTGCTTCTTATACAATCTGTAACGCCTAGTTCCCAGAGAAGCTGCACACACCTGTCTCGGTCATCGCCAAGGGTCTGCTCATAAGCTTGAGGCGTACCTTCTGACCACTTGCTTATAGTCTGAAAGTCAATCTCGTCACCTATGGTAACTGTCTGGTCTGGCTTAAAGGTCTTGAGGAATCTGGTGATATTGCCCGTAACATGTAAATCGGCGAAAGGCACTTGCAAGTCGCTCAGGATTACGATTTTCTTCATCAGTCCTCGTCATCGTCCTCGTAGGGATTACCCGATATTTTCTCGATGGGCTTGACTGGCAGAATCCAGTCAGGATAAGACTCACGATCTAATAAAAGCCAGAAAGCCATATCAGTAGAGAAGCCAGCCTTGCGCAAACTGGTGTAATAAACGTGCAGAGCAATGCAATACTGGTCTAGAGCTGAGTAAGCATCTAGGTCAATGACCTTCTTGGTTCTTGCCATGTCAATAATTATCGGTCAAGAAGTATGTTGTAAATCTCATCGACACGCGAGTTAAGTCGCTTAATTTCAGAGAGTAAATGAGTAATGACATACCCAGATAGTCCACCGATTATGCCAAGGGTGGCAATGTAAAGCGTGAAGAAATCCTGTTGGTTCATTTCTTAGGGGTTGCGTATCCGAATACGCCCGCGACTAGAGAGCCAAGGATTGCGCGGTAGTCCAGAGCGAAGTTAGAGGTTGTACCCCATACTGCTAGGAACGCTCCTACTGACATTACATAAGGGTTCTTCATATTCATGCTTTTCCGCCTATCATGGGTACATTAAAGAACGAGCCATCTGCATCGCCCTTCTTGGTAAAGCTAATATGGCAATGATGATTGTGCTTATTAACCCCATCGTAAGGACGCCAAGCCCAAGCCTTCTTAGACGATGCGATTCTGCCATCGAAGATAATGTAAGAGATTCTCTTATCGCCACGTTTTCCACAGAGTCGTAATTGATCCGCAAGGTCAGGCATGAGGTCGGGCTTGGCTTTGCCAGATAAATCCCTGTCAATATCAATTGCTCGGACGATACCCTGTTCATCAGGATTGTGGTCAGAAGGACGTGCTTGATGACGAGTGTCGCCAATCCAGCCGTCTGAGGTGCGATCTCTATCTGGGTAACTATCATCGACTTGAAGCCTTAACTGTTGCCCAGCTTTGCATAACTTGGGAGTCATGCCAATAATAGTTTAGCTTCATCGGCTGTAATGCCGAGCTTGACTAGGAGTGCAGCCTTAGCAGTTGCATCAGAGGCAGCCTTAGCATCTTCTTCAGCCTTCTTCTCAGCTGCTAGTTCTGCTGCGTAGGTCATCTCTGCAACTTCTGCGTCTGTGAGTTCAATGATTGACTCAACGCCTGTTTCGCAGTTGATTATGATTCGTGTTGGATTAGGCATTTTTTACTCCATATAGGTAGGCGGTTGAGTATTGGACAAAAGAAGCACTAGCAGACAGGACAATATCTAGCGAGGTAATTGCAGAAGTAACAGACCATAAAGAGGCACTTAATTCTGCATATGCTTCCGTGGCGTTATTTTCTTCAACTCCATCAGCTGAAAGAGATTTATTTGTAGAGCCAGCGTAGTTAGGGATATAGAAATCTATTGAAGAGAAAGTGTTAGCCGTTGATCCTGTAGGGTTTGTTGCACCAAATACCTGATAACGAGTAGCAGTGTAAGAAGATGCGGCGCTTCCGCTACCTTGCAAAATTCGAGAAGTTCCATTTGCAGAGCTGCCGTTAGGGTTTACCCAGACTTCTCTGAATCCTGCGCTGTTTGACCTAACTGACAATTTTAATGCTAGGTCAGTGTAAGTACTAGGAATAGAAGAGAATGTAATGGTGGTCGTGCCACCAGCCCCAACTGTGCTCGATGCGATAAGTTCAAAGGTATTTGCCATTATGCCGCCGCGATTCCGTAAAGGGTAAAGGTAGAGCCTATTGCAAAATTTCCTGAGTTCATATAAAGCATAATTGAATTAATTGCTGCTGTAGAACGCCAAAGAGATACAGTTGCTCCAGCACTGGAAGCTGCGGCGGCCTCTCGGGTCAAAATGGTTTTATATGTAGTTGTATTACTATAATTGTTGAGATTGAGTATATACATTGCGCTACCTGCATTTGTTCCCGCATAGCCATTGTAAGTAATATAAGCGCCATTGGACACATTAGAATCTCGAAAAGATTGCGCCAAGCTACCATTTCCACCAACCGAAGTTTCTGAATAGTTAGAACCAGTATCGCCGTTAATTCTGCATCGAGCATAAGTGGCTGTATCTGCTCCAAAATTAGTGACTAATACAAGGTCGGTGTAAGTGCTAGGGATTGAAGAAAACGTGTAGGACGTTACTGCGCTACCAAGGGTAGTAGTGGCAATCGGCGTGTAAGTTGATCCTGCTGCCATTGTTTATCCCTTAATTCCGTAGAGCGCGAATTGAGAATACTGTGTGAAAGTTTTAGAGCTGTTAGGAGTTAAAGAGATAGAAGTAATAGCAGCAGTATTGCGCCAAGAACTAGAGACCAGTTCAACGCCACCTGAGCCGTTAGCATCAAAGCCATCTAACGCTCTGACTGTCTTATATTTATTTGTATCGGCATAATCCAAGATTGAGCAGACTCCAACGCCAAAAGTGCTGGCTGTTGAAGGCATACCCATGCCGTAAAACATCGCGGCCTGATTGGTGCTAGTTGCCGCGCCTGCTGATGCTGCTGATCCTGACCCGTTTAAGTAATGGATAGAGTAATTAGCTCCTGAATCAGAGTTAAATCTAACTAGCGCGTATTCTGTGCCTGTGTTGATTTGACCAATGCCGCGGATTTCTAGGTGCTTGTAAGTGCTAGGTATTGAAGTAAAGGAAATTGAAGAAGCACCTCCGCCTCCGACCGTCACGGTCGAAATTGACTCGTAAGAGGTCGTAGATGCTGCTACGCCCGTGCTAAAGAGTCCTGCTGTGATTGCGCCAATCATTAAGCGATGCCACCTGCAACATACCAAGTGTCTGTTGCAGTCTTGATGCAGACCGCTGTCTTGTATTGCGCCAAAGTTGGAGAAGCTGCAACCGCACCCGCACTGAGCACGGTCGTTGTGCCGCTGGTAGTAGCTGAAATAGTGACAGCGCCAGCGCCTTTATTGAGAATTGTAATGGCTGTGCCTACTGGGAACGCTACTGAGGCGTTAGTAGGAATCTTAAAGGCTACTGCTGTTGCCTTGTTCATAGGGACTAGGGTCTGGTACTGATCGTCCAAGACTGCTGTGTAGTCTGCTGTAGCGTCTGCATCGACTGTAAAGGTCACTAGACCATTTACGGTTGCAGCTGTCAAAATATCGCCTGTTGCTGCTGGTAGTCCTGTTGCCATTATATCTCCTAGTAACCCAATGTAGATGTGCCGATTATACCGTAATACGAGCTTCCAACGATGAAGCCATCGGCTATTGGCTCAAGCGTTGTAATATTGACGGTCATCTTGTTTGGCGTGATTGACCAATTAACGCCTTGGAACTGTAGGTTCTTGACAATAGTCGAGCCGTCTGGCTGGATATTCGTGATGAGCAGATTGCTAAAGTAATCCAGTCCAAGCATTGTGTCAGTTGGAACTGCTGGGTCTAGTAGATCAACGGTCATCTCGTCAATGCGGATAGTTGTCTCTTGACGGGTAGCAATGTATTCCTTGGCAATCTCAGAGACAATGGTATCTGTCTCAGCTACAAGGTCAGTCTGTGTGACTGAGTGAGGAAAGTATTTATCGACTGACGTTTGATTAGTAACAACCTGAACTGTGCCGCCTACGCGTCCTAGGTTGGCTTGGTTAATAATCAGTTTGTCATCGAACGCGTACTTGAGGTTCTTGTAGGGAATCCCACCAGTTTGATTGAAGGCTGTAGGGGCAGTAGCTAGAGAAGCCATAACCTGTGCTCTGGACTTAAAGACGGCTGTGCCTGAGGTGTCCATATAGAACGCGCCTGTCTCAGAGAACTCTGCGTTCTTTATAGCTGCAAGGCTTGTGCGGTTAGTTGCAGGATCAGCAATACAAGTATTAGCACCTGCCGCTACTGTACGCATTGAAGTAGGAAATGACACTTGATTGAGTATCTTGCCTATGCGTGTGCCAGTTGTCTGCCCTGCGCCTGAGTCTGTGATGGTATTGACGTTAGCCATGTTAAATAGGCGAAAGGCATCTTGGCATACAATATCTACATAACCAGTATCTTGATTGACTGGGTAGGTATAGCGGTACTCAATTGCATAGCCTGAGAATAAATACTTTTGAGTAGTGGCTGTAGTGGCTGAGACACGAACCTTGCGAAGCGGTACAAGTTTACCGTAGTAAGGGCTGGCTGTGTTCTGAGGATTAAAGTAGCTGAGAGGGTCTAGAACTCTGACTGTGCATTGCCCTGCCTCGTACTGGTCGCGCTGGATATTGCGCCCACGGGTAATGCTGATTTCATAGACGTTAGGAGTTAAATCAATTACTGGCTCTGGAGAACTAGAAGTTCCAAGGGTTGAAGTGCCTAGGATGCCGTACTTGGCATCGCCAATAACGAAGCCGTCATAACCAAAGGTTGCGCCGTTTGAAAAGTCGAAAGATACGGCTATCTGCGCTGGGAGTGCCATTAGCCGAACATACCTGCGATTCTACCAATCTGAGATGGTGAACCTGAAAGACTTGAAAGCTGCGCTCCTGCTAGGACTTGGTTGATAAGTTCCTGCTCGCGGATTACATTGCCTTGAACTGTTACGTTAATGACTGGAGCATTATTAGCGTTAGGGTTGTAGTTAAGCCCAGTCTTTTGATTATAGGTAATCATGTTATCTGAAGGCAAAAGTGGGACATTAGTGTCAGGCAGTTTAGGTTGGATTGATGTATTGCCGTTAGGTGCTGAAGGAGATGCTGATCCTGTGAGGATTGCTGCTGCCTTGCCAGCAAGGTATGAAAGGTAAGCATCGAGATACTCAAAAGGGTTCTTAGCATTAGGTAGAGCTGCAAGGAACTTGGCTAGGTTGCCTGAAGCATCTTGTGCCATAAGAATCTGATTGGTCAATTTGGTTGCTACTGCTTCGTTGCCATTAAGCAAGGCAAGTTGAGCCTCAACACGCAACTTCTCATTCTCAGATAGTTTGCCCTTGAGTGCCGCTACAAGTTGAATCTGCTCAAGATCAAAGACTGTCCCAGCTTTTTTCAAAGCAGCTTGTTTCTTTAATTCTGCTGTGTTCTTGGTTTGAGCTGCCGCTAAATCTTTGGCGCGCTTAGCGGCATCTGCTATTGCTTTCTTTTGAGCAGCCGCATCTACCTTGTAACCTGTAAGAGAATTGTTTTTTGGGTCAAATGCTTTTGCGGTTGCGTAGGCGCGCTTGCGTAATAATTCTTCCCATTCTTTAGCACCAGCATCGCCCTTCTTGAGCCAGTTCTTAGGGTTGAACCAGAACTTTAGGAGAAAGCCAAACTTTTCCACGCTAGTAATAAGGTCAGCAATGCGTTGTCCTACATTGGAGATATAGGTAATTAACTCAGTTGTATTGCCAGCACCACTCAGAGTCATGAGAGCATTGACCAAGGATAGTCCAATTGCTTCTTGAGCGTTACCTACTGCTGTAGTAATTGCTTCCATCTTGCCAGCATATGTTTCAAGATAAGCAGCTGACGAGCCATCAAATTGCTTATTTAGTCGAGCAACAATTTCAGTAAATGACATTGTTTTAAGCTCTGCCTGAGTGAGTCCTAAATTGTATTTCTTAAGTCCCTTGGTATTACCTACGTAAGCATTAGCCAAATCTTGCGCGACTGTGGCAAGGTCAATACCTGAACCTCTTGAGGCTTCAATAGCAGTTTGGAGAAGTTGCTGTGATTTGATAACTGAACCTGTAGTAGTAAGTAATGCTTGAAAAGCTGGGCGAAGTGCGTCATCTGCCATTGCAGAAGTGCGTTCTAGGTCGCTAATAAATTTATCTACATTGGCCTGCTCAAAGGCTAGTCCAAGATTTTTAATGGCAATAGCAAGCATTTGTGCAGATTTTTGGTCTTGCGCAAAAGCTTTAACTGACGCTTTGCCAAATGCGGTTACAGTTGCCACGCTAAGTGCAATGCCTAAAGCTTTACCCAGTTTCTTTGAATTTTTTTCCAGTTTAGAAATGGATTTATCAGCTTTATTAATTCCTGCTGCGTCAAAAATACTGGCAATGCGTACCGCTAAATCTGTCTGTGCCATTAGTCCGCCTTTACCACTCTAAATAATTTACCGCCACCCATTTTGGCTAGGCTGGCAACCATTTCATTGGTTTTTTCAATGGAACGAATTACGGCGGCGTTAGTTCTGCCTTGATCCTCAGACCAAGCCCTAAAAATTGCTCGACCAGTCATTTTCTGATTTCTGCCCTTTAATTGACCATTAAGGTGAGGAGTAAAGTTTCCAGTAATACCAGACTTGCGCCCAGCTGTTTCGTAAATTGCTCCTGCTGCTGATTTGTTGTAAATAGCAGCAAGTGATTTGAAACCCTTGCGATTAGCTTTGGAAGGAGCAGCAGAAAAAGTAATTCCCTTGCTCGCTACCGTTTGATCGTAATAGCGATTAGCCCAACGTCCTTGAGCATTTTCGCGTTTTAGCCAGCCAGAAGGTGCATCATTATTAGAAGGAAGAAAACCTCTAGCTTTTTGAACCATTGGCTTTAATATTCCAGCTAATTCTTTTTGACTTTCTTTTGCCAAGAATGGCGCATATTCTTTTAGGGCTTTACGAAGTTCAAGAGCGCCTGTTACCTCTACTGGCATTGGCTTGCTCCTTCGCTATGTCTCTAATTAAATCTACATGTGCCTTGAAAGCCATTGGCGATAGTTCGACAATGCTTTGGAAGGGAACTCCAAACTCGTAACTCAAGCGAGTTGCGAGATAGGTGAGGGAGTTCCGATCTACCCTAAAGGGTCAGATTCTAAGACCTCAACTGACTTGAGAGTCTCAAGAAATCCTTCCCCGAAAGGTTTGACTGTTTCACCCGAACGTCTAATTGCTTCCCAGCACAGCCAGTAAACGTCTGACTGCTTCTGATCTTCAATCAAGGCTTTGTGAAAGCCCTTCTTGGCGTATTGCTCGAAGGCGTACTCAATCAGCGGAGTAATTTCGTACTCTGTTACTGAGTTGTCAGCCCTTGTTACCTTTAGCTTTGCCATTATTAGCCCCTTAGTTAGTTATCAGGAAGTTGTAATTGCTACTGTACCAGAGACGTTCCAAGTTACAGACTGAGTTGATAGATCGCCAACTGCACCGTTGATGTCGGTTGTGTTGTTGATAAGGCAAGTCATTGTGTAAAGAGGGTTTGTCGCTGAGGTTGCAGCAGAAGTCTGCTTGAGTGTAACTGTAGCGTTGTTGCCCCATTGTGCCTGAAGTGTCTGGAGAACATTCGATGTAGCTGTATCGTTGAGGAAATCAATAGTGACTGAAGAAGCCTCTAGACCCTTGACGAATTTGTGACCTGAATCACCCATTGCTGTTACTTCGAGTTCATCGAATGAGCGGTTGAGTGTTACAGATGTGACGTGGTTTGAGAGATCAACTGCATTGACAGTTAAAACTACTCCATTGCTCATGAATACTGCCATTTAGGTTATTCCTCTTCTTTCTTAGATGTTGGTTTTGGTGCTTGTGTTGCCTGTGGAAGCTGACCAATCTTGATTAGAAAGTCGGCTTGCTCCTTTGTCCAATCGTCCATCGATTAGCTCCATTCCGTAAGGGTACTGATTGCAATGTCGCAAGTCAGTAAATCTCCAGAAGCGATTGACAACACGCTTGGCGCGCTGACGCTTCCTACGTTAAATACAATGCTGGAGGCTTCTAAGAGCGCAAAGACACGAATTATGTCGGCTTCTATGCCAGCAAGGTTGCCCTCATTGTCAAGCAATGGGACAAGGATAGAAATCTTAAAGTTAGCCATTGGAGCAATTGCTGTGTGGTCATTATTCGTTGGCACAATATAAGGATCAGCAGGAGTCACAATGACTGAGTTCGCTACAGGCGTGGCAGGAGGAAACGAATAAACTGAATACTTTGTGTTATCGGCTAGAGCCGTTGCAATCGATGTGCGGAGTGTGGTTATCGCTGGCATCAGCCCACCATGGAGTTAGGTGCTAGGTAAGGCGCAATGAGTCCTCGAACGCGAGCCACAAGCTGAGAGGACATGGAGTACATGTTGCCGATTGAACCATCTGGCATCATGCCGTTGCCTGAGTTAGTTTGGCGAGCAGTCCAGATAGATACGCAAATCATGAGGCTTGCTTCTCTAACTGCTGGGATTGTGGCGTAAGTATTTTGTGTTACGCCCGAGACAACGCCAAAAGGAACGCAAGGGTGGTATTCACTAGCTGTAGGAGTGCCAGTCACCGCAAAGGTAATGCTGTTCTCGCCTACGCCAGTCAGAGTCTTTGTGCCGTTAAATGGTGATCCATTCTTGGTAATGACTACTTGCTCTCCAACGTAATAAGTGCCTGTAACTACTTCGTCAAAGTAAAGAGTTCCCTCAGTAGTTGTGTTGCTATGCGCTATATTGTAATTCTCGTTCTTCCATAGAAAAGGCAACAATACGTCATCAGCAGCATCGCAGACTTCTTGAATCGTTGCGTCTGAATAGAGACTGCCAACGCCAAGAGCTGCTTTAAGTTCTGCAACTGTTGTTGTGCTCATTGTTATCCTTTCTAAAGACTCAAGGGGACTGCAAGGGCTCTGGCAGCCCCCTTGAGCGACTTAGGGTGTTGTTATTATGTAAGGTTAAAGCGGCGAACGCCCTTGCCTGACTTACCAACGTAGATTGCAAGATATCCGTAAAGTGCAATCTGAATCTGACCTGTGCCAAGAAGATTGACGCGAAGTTCAGTTGTAGGAGATTCCCATGTATAGACAGAACCAGGAGCAACGAGGAACATTGAATCGTCAATGACTCCAGCTGTTGTGATGTTGTGATCAACAATGAGGTCTGTACCAAGTACGTTTCCAACATTCGAACCAACTGAAACTGCACCTGAATTGTTTTGAGGATTTGCTGCTGCGTAGAGAGGACGCTTGTTGTCATCTGTGTAACCCATTAGGGCAGCCCAGACGTCAGTTGATGCTACAAGCTTGCTAGCGTACTCGCCGCCAGTTCCCTTGTATGCTGCTGCTGATTCAGTTGCAATAAATGACTGAACTCCTGCTGCTGTTGCCGCAGTTGTTGCTGCTGCTGTACCTGAAGTTCCAAACGCAGTAATAAGTGCTGTGTCTGTTGCCTTCTCGTATGCCTTGCGAAGTTCTGCCATTAGGAGTTCCATAAAAGCAGGAGATGATCGGTCAATTAATTCAAAACTGACTTCGTTTAATCCGCTGTACTTTTGAATTGACACAGTATCGTAAGCACTTGTCATCCCAGTTTCTGATGTTGCTGCGGCTTCGTTAACTGCTGCAACTGTTGGTGCTGTGTTAGCAGATGAAGCGTTTGTGTAAAGACGTGGAATGGTAAATGACATTCCTGTAATTCCTGCAAGTGATCCACGAGTCACAGCGTTAAACGCTGGGCGACCTGAGAATGTATCTGTGAGGAATGTGTTTAGGTGTGGCGCAAGTGTCAAACCTGTGTTTGTTGATGTTGAGTCATCTGCTGCAAGAATGGTGCGGCGAGCTGAGTCGTCTCCCATTGCTGCCTTGATGCTTGCATCGAGGTACTGTGCTGATGTAAGAGGCGCGATGCGCTCCTTAACTTGAAGATTGGCTACAACTGTTGGGCGAGCCGCTTCTACTGCTGCCGCTTCAACTGCTGGAGCTTCTGCCTGAGTGGTTTCTTCCACAATGGGCTCGCTTTCTGGTTGGGTTTGTTCAGCAGGGATTGTTTCCTCTGCTGCAATCTCTAGCAC